CGTAGTTGTAATTGTAGCTGTAGTTATAAGCATGACCTGGCGCTGCACCTTGTAGCGCACCAGGTGCGTCATATAGTATAGTACCATAGATCGTAGGGTCTTCAGCTTGCAAAGTGATCGTGAATGTGACCTTGTTGGTACGTAAGTCTGTGGACCAAGGATAGTTGAACCCTAACGACTTCGCATACACTTGTCGTTGAGTAATACCGCCTGGTTGAATATAAAATGGTTGAGCAATTACAGTCGGCGCGTAGTTGGCCTTAAGACCTTCAAGCAACGTTTGAATAGGACTAGTACCACCATAGATTGTACCTGTGATGATAATCTTGCGCATGTCTTCATGTACAGCGTTCAAAATGCCACCGTCACGGCCTTCGTACGCTGCTTCTGAAGTGCGAATGGGTGCTTGATCAAGTCCAGTCACATTTGTAACATCAATGATTGTACCGTCAGCGAATGCAGCTCCACCAATTATATAACCAGTTGCACCAAACTGGTATGAATAGTCAATAAGAACTGGAGTGGTCAATGTACCCCTCCTACACTAGTCAGGTACTGACCAAGTTCAATTGAATGCTGACGCGGATCAATTTCGTTGGTGTAGATGTTAATGCCTTGCACGGTAATGTAGTACACATTGCCACTAGTAGTGCCTAGACGATTCGTACCAGTGTTTGCAATGTTCTGTAGTACATTCCACTGCGTAGTTGTCAAGATACCAAGATGCTCATTCGAACCGGTTCCGTTGTGTACAACACTAGTACCCTGTGGAACCATTCCACCAATGTCATACCAGTTGTTAGCAACCTCATGAGCCCATGCAGCAATGGGACTACCATAACGGCCCTTGATATAGTTCAAGCCCCACTGAATCTGTGCAACAAAGTCGCCTAGGTTATATGGATGTCCGTGACCTAGAGCTTGTGGAATACCATACGCACCAGACGACTTGTTGACTGCGTTAGGGTTCCAACCAGACTCTTGATTCCAAAGACTGATTAGTGAACTAAGTTGATTCTGTCCCCAACCGAATCCTGGGAATAGCGACATTGCATAGCCTACCTCTTGCGGGTAGGACGTTAGTACATTCGAAGTAGGTGTACCACTAATTGCAGTTTTTGCAATACTTGAAACTTCGCTCCATAGCTTCTGCAATAAAGCAGACATAGCTTTTGCAGGTATCTTGCCTGCCATCTGAACCCAGTTAGATGACTTACCAATTGCACCTTCAACGGCCTTGATAGGATCTGTTAGCCAGGATACAACATTAGCAGCAGCACCACCTGCCCAAGAGATTAGCTGACCTAGAAGTCCTCCACCACTTGAACTACTACCCGTTGGAGGATGGAACCCTGGACCAATCCCACCAATTGAATGTACAACACCTCCACTTGCATAACTTGCTAACGCACCGGCTAGTGTATACAGGTTGTTAACACCAATCTTTTCAACCTGTTCCTTCGTAAAGACAAATTCTCCTGCGTGTACAATACCTGCAGGATCATGCTTACCACCAGACCCTGTATAACCACCTGTAGCAAAGCTAATTGGTTGCGCTGCAGGAAGTTCGCCTAGACCGACAAAGTCAGCAATCTTGTTCCACAACCAGCGAATTCCATCGTTGTAAACATACTGAATTATGAAGTTAATTGGTGCCGCAACCTGACCTTTAACCAATCCCCAGAGAGATCCAATTTCTTGAACAGCCGTCTTAAACGAACTCTTGATGTGAGAAATGATAGTGTCAAAGAAACTGGTAATACCATGCCAAACCGACTGCCAGATTGCCTCTAGTCCTGCAACAAACCCATCCCAAACAAGGCGGACATCTCTAACCCCTGCTCCAAAGGTTGCAGCAACATCTTTCCAAAGTGCTGTAACTACAGCAGCTACAATCTTCCAAGCTCCCGTAAAGATTGCAGCAATGATTTCCCAAGCGCCCTTGACAATACCTTGAATAATTTCCCAGAAGCCCTTGAAAATCTGTTCAATATCTTTCCAAGCCTTGTCCCATTTACCTGAAAAGATATCCACTACAAAACCAATGATGCCTTCGATTACATCAATAATGCCACGCACAACGCCTGAGATAATATCCCAAACACCGTGGAACACACCTACGATAGTTCCCCAAACGGCTTTGAAAACACCTACAATCATACCCCATGTGTTTTGCCAAATTGAAACCATCAAGTTCAAAGCATTAGCAAATATGCCACGAAGGTAAGGCCAGATTGCTGCAAACCAGTCACTAAACGTCTTTACAGTATCCTTGATAGCACCAAAGTGATCATGGAACCAAACATCTGTGTTGTGAAGTACTTCACCAATAAATCCACTAATTGCAGTGAATACATTGTGTACGTCATTACCCATAGTATGTAAGATGCTACTTACATCAGTACCCATCTTACGCCAAAGACCTGTAAGCCTATCACCAATCTGAGCCCAAATCCAAGCAATAACTGGCTTTAAAATAGTGTTCCAAAGCCAGTTCCAAGCAGCACCTAATGCACGTATTACAGGAGTCCAGACGCTACTGATGGCACGACTAACAGTATCCCAGTTCTTGTACAGAAGAATTGCACCTACTGCGAGAAGCGCAATGCCTGCTACAACTGCTAATACAATAAGAATGATCGGCGCTAAAGCAATATCTGCTAAAGCAGCTGCGCCTGCAAGCATAATAAATGTGCCAACAACAAACAGGATTGCTCCGCCAACCAAAAACAATACAGCGGTGCCTGCTATAATCCAGGTGATGAGCTTCTGTGTACTATCACTTAAACCGTTCCACCAGTTGATAAGCTTCTGGGCAATAGGTATCAAGGCTGAAAAAACGGGTATCAGAGCGTTACCAACAGAAATCTTCAGCAGTGAATACTGATTAGAAAGCAGCTGTGTTTTACTGGCAACTGTACCTGACATAGTTCCGTAGGCTGCATCAAGTGCGCCAGACGAATTCTTCATGTCGTTAACAAGACCAGTATACTGCTGAACGGCAGTACTACTCTGTACAATGGTATCGTAGAAGCGCCTTGCTTGAATCGTACCACCTGCACCTGTAAACAAAGCCTGGAGAGCAGCTGCCTTTTGAGGCGCTGTCAGATTCTCCATCTTCTTCTGCAGGTCAGTTACAACCAAAGTGAAGTCGCGGAAGTTACCTGACGAGTCGGTAACCTTGATGCCCATATCCTGAAGACGCTGTACAACCTTCGGGTTAGCAAAAGCATCCAAGGCTCTCTGCGCTGAAGCCGATGCCATAGCAGCAGACAAACCATTACGAGTCAGATATGCAACCATACCTGCAAGTGTCTGGAAACTCTGTCCGGCACGTTGCGCCGAAGGAATAGCCTGACCGATTGTAGATGCAAACTCTTGGTAAGTACCAACACCCTTTTTAACCAGTTCAAACTGCACATCGAGAACGTTGTTAACATCGCTTGCAGGTAGATGCCAAGCATTCAAAACAGCAATCGTCGCACGACCTGCAGTCTGTACATCCACTTGGCCAGCAACTGCTGACTTGGCGAATCCTGTCAAGATATCCTGCGACTGTGCTACCGATACATCCATCGAGGAAAAGATATCATATAGACTGTTATTCAACTGGTCAATCGGCGCAGCAATATTCTTCGCAACGTTTTCTGTTACACTAGCCAATTGCTGCTGTGATACCTTTACATTATCAACCTGTGTCTTAACCAAAGCAACTGCGTTGTCAAACGTCTTCGCTTCGTTAATAGCTCCAGCTAACCAACCAAGGGCGATGCCACCGACTGCAGCCATGCCTAGGCCTACAGTACTGATGGCACCGCCCAAAGCCATTTGCTGTGATGCTGCCTGCTTTGCTTGACCGGTGAGAGTGCCAAGATTGTTACCGAAGCCACGTAGTACACGTGAGCCTTCATCCTGTGTTCGCAGAATGAGAAGCATTTCACGTGTACTAATGCCCACCTTCGGCCTCCTTCTGCTTACGTTCTATCTCGGATCTCTCACCTTCACCTGCGAGAACATTTTGCATAAGATAAACGATGAATGCATCCTGATCAAAAAGGCCGCCCGCTGCAGGTAATGAATAAGTTGCTTGACATGTATGTGTAATCTCTAATGCCATTGCAACTATATCAGGCGGGTTAGGGTCCCTGATGATTATGCAACGTCGGATGCATTCTCCGAGTTTCCCAGCTCATCATCCTCTTCGAAGTTATTCAGCTGGTCGATGTAAGTTGCAATCTCTTCACCAACACGTGGATCCAAAGTTGATACGTGCTGAGGATTCTGGAAGTTGAGCGGTTGGCCCTGTGGATCTGTGAGATTGTGTGCAATCACACATGTGCTGAAGTCGTACATTGCTGCCTTAACCTGCAGCATCTCCATCTGGCCCTGAACGTCCTTCTTACCCTTCTGCATAAGAAGGCTCATCTTGGACGTACTCTGGGAACGAGTCAACTTCTGTCCGTAGGTCATACGTCGAAGTTCAACCCAGCCAGCTGCTTCGCCATTCTTCTCAGGTAGAGTTTTCAGTTCTTTATGTTCGACTTGTTCAATCTGAACTGTTGCAACGGGCATCTTCTACTCCTACTATAGGGTTTCGCGGGTTACCCCATTTACTACCTTAGCTCGCTGAGCAACTAGCTCGTAGACTTTTATAGACCTGTCTAGAATCTTAATAGACTTATTGGAACTACAAAGCTCGTAGGTAACTGCTCCGCAAGATCTTTTTTAGTTAGACTCACGTAGACTAGAACTGGAAGTTCTCCGTCGTCGTGATAGCCACCTGGTAAGCTCGTCCGGTAACAGAGTCCAAGATCGGAACATATGCAATCTTAGAACGTACTACGTTACCTTGGCCACTCAGGTTTGTTTCGTGAGTGTTCTTGATCGTGGCAGGTGCAGTAATCAAGATGATGTTGTTCGAATCCTGCATCGCTTTAAACTGGAAACCCTGCGATGCGAGAGTCTTGTATGCATCATAGTCAGCACGAGTCAAGAAGTCACGCGTAAGGTCAGCCGTTACTGCACGCTCGCCAAATGAAACAAACGTCGCACCTCGACCAGTATTACGCATACGGAAGTTCGGCGTAGCATTGTCATTAACAGTAAAGTCGAAGCCGTCAGCATCGAGAATTACTGTAGGTGTAGGCAGCTGCAGTTCGTACTGCCCTTCACCAAACGGAACACCATTCGCATAGCTAGAGGTAGGCGAGGACTGCACAGCTTCATCAGAACCAATGAGACTGAAGGTAGCCTGCAAGATTCCATTGTTGATAGCATACTTGAACTGACTTACAACACAACCTGTGTAACCAAACACTACACCATTACGAATAATCGTAATCGATGCAGTGTCAGTAGCAACAGCATTGATGTTAGGCGTTGACGTATACGTGAAGGGAGACGTTGCACCAGTCTTCACAGTTGTAGCGCGAGCGATGCAATGAAAGTATGGTACAACATCTGGGAGCGCCTCGACGACGATGTCGCCCTCAGTATGAACATCACCTTGCACAGCACCAAGAACGTCAACAAGCTGCCGAATAGGCTTACGCCACTGAGTAGTCTGCATGTGCTTGAGCGTTTCCGACAGTACAGGGAAGTACTTAACCGGAGGCTGATACGTATTCGGAGTAGATGCTGTATTCGAAACAGGAAGAGCACCTGCAGGAGTCAATGCGCCTGTGTCGACGAATGTAACAACGAGACCGACAGAAGTGAGAAGGAGCTCTGTACCTGTAGCACCACCTGCAGCTGTGCGATAAATCTTGAACCCTGTAGCACCCGTAACTGTAACCCAGTTAACAGTGTTACTGTTCGTACCACCAGCACCAGTAGTAACAGTCTGCTCGTTGCTAATGCCTGTTTCACCATTAGCATTGATAGCTGTAATGACGTACTTGTAAACCGAAGCGGTAGGAAGAGTGCCACCAGAAGTAGAAGTTGCGGGAGCGCTCTGAACAGGAGGAAGAAGCTGCTCGAAGGCAAAGCCGATAAAGCCTGCACCTTCAATACCAGGCGTTGTCACTTGTTTTCCTCCTCCACGTCAGTAGGCACATTTTCGGAACCGGCGTCGTCTAAGGGAACCACAGGGCCCGTTTGATTGCTTTCCACTTCGGGAACTTCTGGCTTAAGAGCCTCGTCAGACTTTGCCTCAGGAGCCGACTCTTCAGTTTCCGTCCGGAAGATCTTGATGCCTTCCTGTGGATTCAATGTGTCCATGACGTCAGCATTGATCTTCTCGTCATCTTCACGAACGTCGTACACAGGATGATTAATCCTGAAGAGCTGCACGAGTTCGTCAGACACATCGTACGTTCCACCATTAGCATACGTACCAAGGCCGTACAGCTCAACCGGCGTGCCCTCTGGCACGTGGGCTAGATTCACCTCAATTTTAAATTCTGTCATTCTAACCTCACTGTGCCAATGGGAGCTGGGACTGAGAAAGGCCTTGCACTGTTAACCTTGATGAACGGAACATCTGTTGTGCTCTGTCAGAAAGGCCTGACTGTATTTCAGTAACCAAGGAGTGAATAACTAGACCGCCCATGCGCGCATCTTGGTGGACAAGTGTTTCAATGGCTTCCGCAAGGACGTCAGCTTCTTTACGTGTAATCTGTGTATCCTGAACCTTACTGTGATATACCAGTATAAAAGCAGATAGTTGGTTATCAGTACGTCGTGGTTGACCATTGATGGTACGTGTCTTATGATCACTCTCTACACAGACAGTTGGTGTGACTGCTATCTTCGTCTGATCACCGAAAAACACTGCCTGGACACCTAGCGTAACCATATTGGTCTGAACAAGATCGTGAAGGAACTGAGTGAACTTGACTAGGCTATCAGAAAGTGTGCCGGCACGAACAACGATGGGAACCGACTCAAAGTCGCTCAGTCCGCCGCTATCAGTTACAGCAACCTGAATTGCATAGATCCCAGAAACAGTATACGTGTGGGATAGTACATTGCCTGCCTGGGAAACTATTGTTTCATCACCAAAGTCGAATTGGTAGGAAGCGCCTATCAGTGTTTCAGCATCGTGTGCATTAACTGTAACAGTCACAGTTGCGCCTGCCGAAGACAGTCCTACCGAATCGATTACTGGTGGAGTATTCCCCGAAGTTGTGTAAACAATGTCGACGCCGTAGAACGTATTCTGAGGCGAAGCATGGTCAGGTAGTGTTCCAGGAGTTTGTGTGAAAGCACCGTTACCGTGTTCGCCAGTGGCTGCAGATAGGAAAGTGAAAACACCATCTGTCGAGTTAACACTGTTGTCGAAGGCGTGGTTCTCAACACCGTAGTTGCCACCAGTTTCAAAGGTGACAACGAACTTGAGACCAGGAGTTACAGGTAACGGCGAATTAAGATTGAACGTTGTCCAACCAGCACTTAGCGTGTCAGTCATGTTAGCCGTGGCTAGTAGTGTGCCGTCGTTCTTCCAGATATGACCCTTGCGGGTTACAAACACGCCAGGGGAGGCACCAGCCCAAACACGAATACCTGAGATCGTTGCATTTTGATTAGTAAGAAGTTCTGCACCTAGCTCGTATGAATTAGAGTCAGAGGCTTCAGTAGGATCTGCACCGCTCCATGCATTTACCATCCAGCGGCCCTCGCTCGTTCAGCTAGCCACTGATCGAAAACCTGGCCAATCTTTTCCTCGTCGGCATCTTGAAAGATTGCAAAGGGGCGAGCTGGAATATTCGAACCTCTACCAGAGCCTGATTGACTTCCTGACTGGTGAACACTTCCATACGAGATTCTGTCAGGCAATGCTGAAATAGTTGCCTGGCTAGTAGTTATATCCCACATCGATACGTAGCCCATGTTACGCTTCAGTGCACCAGTACGAGACAAAGGAGTTGGCGGAGCACCCAGATTTGCCTTAATCTGACGTGTGGCATCAGCTACAGATTGCCATGCAGGTCGACCTCCAGAAGCAAAGTTCTCCTGGATCGACGGAATCATAACCTGCTGTACTGCACGCGTCAAAGGAACGCGGAAGGACCTGATATCCAAAGCCATTTTGTCTATGTCGGCAGCAATAATGACAGGCGAAGGCAAGAAGACATAGTCTCCTGACATACCAAAGCCTACGTCTGCCATTAGAACCTCGAATTCATAGAGAACTTCGGTCCACCAATAGAAGCGTCCCCGCCACCAAACAGCAAGTTAGCACCTTCACCATACTGCCTGTTAAGGAAGTAGTTTGGATCAGGTGCTGACGAAGTATCAGTAGGGTAAAAGTCAGGTCCAGAGTGATCTGAGGCTGCTATATACCCGTCTACCGTAACGCTTCCAGTCAAAGTACCCTGCAGCAGATCGTTCGCCATCATATCAAGGCGAGCTGCATAAGGGTTAGTCTGATCAGAGTCTTCGGAATACTGCTTGTCGTACACTAGCGATGCATATTCCATCGCCATGATCGTACGAATGATTTCAGGCGTAGTAGTAGAGTTAGTCCAAGCAGTAACGTCGAAGCCAGCTTCAAGCTGTGCCAGGAGCTGCGTTTCGACTTGCAGATCGAGAGCAGGATCAATCGTCGGCAAAGTAAGCTTGGTTGGTTCTAACCAAGCTTGAACGTCAGCTAGAGTGATCCTGATCCCATCTGTCATTGCTAGTCGCCACCCTCAGGATTCTTGTTTTCACCTTCAGGATCTGCAAACTTCTTACCTTCGGGCGTCTGCACGACCGGAACACGCCTCTCTGACCTCTGTGCAATGGAGCCTGTATCCAGAAGCTGCAGCAGATCATTGTCAGTGAAGTGTTCATCGGTGAGCTCGTCGCCAGGAATGTAGTCGACAATATCACCTTCAGGAGTACCGTGGTGAATGTACTCCTTCGATACGTAGCCCAGTTCCCTATTCAAGTAACCCATCAGTACTGCCTCCAGACGTTAGTCTGTCCATGTGCTGTCCATTTAGCAACAGCTACCCCACCATTCAAGGCTGTACGCGTACCAGTACTAGTTACAACGGCAAGAACTGCATGTGTTTGATCTGTCACACTGGTTATCTTAGCCAAAAACAGCTTCCCTGCAGCTGACAGATACTGCACATTCTTGCCTGCACTAATTCTGTACGCGTTAGCCATGACTAACCCTTCTTGCCTGCGCCCTTGCCCCGTGCACCCTTGCCTACCCTGCTAGCCTTGGGCATCGTAACCTTCTTCAGGTTGGGATTAGCTGCCTTAGCCTTGGGAGATGCACCTCGAGTGGCTGCAGCAATAATCGCATTGGCCTGAGCAGCAGGCTTGCCAGTAGCAGCTGCTGCAGCCTTGAAGCCCATACCCTTTTTCGGGTTTGGTTTCTTAGTAACCATCACGCACCCTTCGGAGTGTAGTCTTCGTCGGCTGCTAACGTCAGAGTGTACGGTTGTCCGGACTCGATCTTGTTTGCTTCAACGACCTCGTTGAGTACCCACATCGAAAGACTGAAACCAGGAGTATACTTCGCCCATTCCTGATTGACTCGCTCACCTGTGTCAGGATCGGTGTAGTTTGCAGTGAAGGTAAGCTTCGCTTGACCGTCTCCTGCATCCGCTACTTCGACACGAGTCTTTGCAGTGAAAGCCATCACGTCTCCTTACAGGATTGCAGACTTGATCAGGTAGCCGCAGAGTTCCTGGTTCGAAGACTCGCCACCGACCATCTTCAGGTCGTAGCGACGCCTAACACGAACCACATCGGATACACGAGGCTCTTCGCGCCAGCGGTCAGTCAGCATCTCGTTGCCACCGAGAGGCCACACGAACTCATAGCCGAAGCTGATGGTACGCAGACCAGGAGCAGGAGGAGTCCACGCCAGGATGACGTCCTTACCCCAAAGGTAACCGACAGTTGCCGAGGTGACGGGAACACCTGTGCCAGCGCTGGAGAAACCAACACTGGGAACCTTGATGTTCGGGATACCAATGACAGCTGCGATGATCTCCTCAGTGATGATACCACGTTCGGAGTACTTGATGCGCTCGATGAAGTCCGGGTGGTCTTCCAGCATCGACATAACCTGCCACGGAATGATAGCAAGGTTCGGCGAACGGAACATGACGGCGTTGACAGCACGAATACCAGTACGGAAGTCCTGGATCGGGTTGCTGTTCACGTAGTCGTTCCACTGCGTAGTGCCCGAGTTCGTCTGGAACATATTACTTGGGCTGGTAGCGTAGTTCGCAGTAGCCGTAGCCAAGTCGTGCATACGCTTCTCACGGCCAAGCAAGATACGGTCAGTCACCAAGTTGGTGCCATCGATGTCAGGCTGAAGCGGTGCATCTGCATTCTCACGCTCTTCGTCAGTGATGGCGATCTGCAGAGCGTGCTCGTTGCAGTAGTACGTATCCGTGGACCAACGCAGGCCAGGAATTTCGTTAGCCAGGTCGCCAGGCGCACGAACGTCATGTGCTTCCAGCTTGAAGTTCTCACGGTCGAAGATACCATACTTGTTGGACTGCTTCGCAACACGAACCTGAGGAAACAGGTACTGACCGACATAGTCCGAGTTGAGCGGAAACTGAATACTGATATTCGTCAGTAGAATATCAATATGTACTGAACCAGATCCTGACGGGCTGTAAACTGCCACGGGCCTTATTCACCAACTTTCGTACGCACTGGCAACCATATGCCAGGATCTGGTTAAATCTGGCCGCTTCCGCCAGGGATGATCAGCATATCGAAAACTGCACCAACAGTTGCAGCAGCAGGACTAAGAGCAATCCCTACGAAGGGTGTGCCTGCAACAGCTGCAATTGTCTTGAACTGACCAAGTGTACTCAGTGCACTAACTGCAACGCGATCGCCGACAGCAATGACAGCCGAACCATCTGACTGTGCCCTGGAAATGCCCATAACACGAACAGAGGCAGTAGCCTTACCAGTAGCAGTCTTGGCTGCATCCAAGGTTTCCTGGAACACACCAATGAAAGGCGAGTTTACTGCACCAGCAACAGGCCCTGCAGTAGTCATCACCTTAGCAGTGTCACCAAGAACACCAACGTTACCCTGCGAAACACCTGAAATAGCCGCAGCAACACCAAAGTTCACTGTGCCCGAGGCAGGGTCGATATAGAAGCCCTTATCCAGTACGTGATTGGGTCCCATGTTCTATTCCTCCCCTCAGGCTTCGATTGCCATAACAGCGTTGCTGTACGTTTCAGCCAGCTGAGGCTGTTCCATTGCGACGAGAGATGCAGCCTGCGAGTAGCTGATTGAGTCAGCCTTGGCACGTGCTGCAACTGCATCAGTGAACGACTTCGCAGTTTCCTTGGCAGACTGTTCAGTCATCTTGGTACGAGCTGTACCAACTTCACCAAGCTGCACAAAGGCGTTACCACCACGGAACTGTTCCAAGAGTGCAACCATAGCGTCAGCAGCCTTGGCCGGATCACTAAGCGCCTTGCGTGCCTCTTCAATAACAGAAGGCGCAAGGATCTGACCCTTAGCATTGGGAGTACTGAGCTCACTCAGTCGCTGAGCAACCTGTGCTTCGCGAGTAGTGGCCTCGAGGCCAACAATGCGCTCGGTCAACAGCTTGTTGGAATCCAGAAGAGCCTTGATGGCTGGAAACTGCAACAGGTCGGTCTCGGTCAGAGCCTTGCCAGTAGCAGGATCAGTATAACCGTTCGCCTGAGGCATACCAATCGGACCAACACCAGTAATATGTACTGGCGTTCCGTGTGCAGGAGCGCTACCTACAGGAGGCTGAGCGCCACCCTGCGGTGCACCTTGCGGCTGTGCCATAAGCTTTGTACCTCCTGCACTTGCCTCTGCGAAAGCCTCCGAGAGGTTGATGGGCATGATTCCCTTGAGGAAGGGGCGGTTAGTGAGAGCGCCGCCGAAGAGAACGTCGGTCAGCTTTGCCTTACTTACTGGGTGCTCCCACTCATCCTGGAACTCAGGACTGAAGTACCGGTACTTCTTCTCAGCCAACTGCTGACGTGCGGTAGGTGTCCAGTCAACACTGAGCCAAAGGCCATCAGTGCCACGGTTCTCAGCTGCCTTCACCCAACCGGCAGCTTCACCCGTCTGGTGGTCGTAGTCGATGTTCAGATCCTGACCACGAACGCCACCATTAACATTGTCAGCAAACTGCTTCACTCGTTCAGGTGTAATCGCAATTTCACCATGAACCGGGTGGTGCCAGGTACCTACGGGCAAAGCCTGTACCCAGGTCGGCTTGCCTTCTTCAAACGTGTACTTGGCCAAGTCGACCAGGTAACTGACTTGCATAGCCATAA